GGACCGATAGTTAAATATGATGTTCCTGAACAAGAGCGTATTGCCGGTGAATATACTAAAACGGCCATGCGTAAACCAACCGAATTACCCTTTGTTGAAAAACCACAAAAAGGTACAGGTTTTTCAACTATGAGCACTGCACAACTGCAAAATTTTATTACCGGAGCGTCTGGCAAAGAAGGTCCTGGTTCAAGTGTTGTCAGAGCTGGTGTTCAAGAGTTAAATCGTCGTCAAGCTACTCAAAGAAGTTTAGAAGCTAGCGAAGCAATTCGTCGCGCTAATATTGAAGGCAGGGATCCGCAAATAATTCTTAAACAATTTGGAATTGGGCTTTAATCATGGCTGAAGAAAAAAAGAAAAAAGAAAAAAAGTGGATTCAAAAAGCTGATATTAAAGAAGGGGCTTTTACGGCTAAAGCAAAACGTAAAGGTATTACTTCTGCTCAGCTTCAGGAAAACGTCCTTGCTAATCCTGAAAAGTATGATGATCGTACGGTAAAACAAGCTAACCTTCGCAAAACTCTTGTAGGATTACACAACAAGAAAAAAAATAAAGAATGAAAGACGCACGCCTGGAACTAGGTCGATATATATCTAATCCTTTTGACAAACAGGGACGTATTCCGTCGCAATTAAATTTTCGTGAATTGTTTCGGGATAAATACGCAACAGAGAATGGTGGATCCCCTTGGGTACCATCTCGATATACTTTTGAAGATTTAACCAAAGCTGTTCAAAATCGTAAAGTAATTCACAACCCACGCCTTAATTACGTTCCTAATTCTCCATTTTGGGATGATAATAATGAGTTACCGGAACAGGGATATGAGATGTTCCAGGGACTGGGGCGATTTAAAAGAGATGATTACAATTTTGACGAAGGCCGTGCTTTAACGCGTGTGCGCCCAGAAGATCAACCAGATTTTAATCCTGAGTGGATGGAAGCATATAAGTTAAGTCCTACGGTCCGTCCTGATAAACGTGCCAAGAATCCTATGCCGCGCACCAGGAATCCAGATCCGAACGGCTTTATTATGCAGTTGGCAGAAAGTCGTGCAGAAAATGAAATGGAAAATAATGTTTCTGTTGCACAGCTTCTTGCCGATAAAAAATTAAATCCAACAGAAGAGCGTATTGGCCAAGAAAAAATTACACAAGAAGAACAAAATATTTCTCCAGCTAAAACGATTACAACAGCGTAAAATAAATACAACAAGTTAAAAATATAGTGAAAATTGCTGGTCGCTTAATGGATCAAATCGCTTCTTCCCAATTGGGAAAGCGTATTTTAGGCGGCGGCGGAAAAGAACTTTTACAAGCAAATATTCCTGGTGCAGTCACAACAAGTTTATTTACTCTTGCTGGTGGAGGAGGAATTCCTGCTGCTTTAACAACAGGACTTTTGGACATGGGTCTTTCTTATGGCGGGGCCAAGTTAGCAGGTAAAAGGTTTCCTGGTGCAATGCAAACAGTGATTCGTGATTTACCTGGAGGAAAGGTTGAAAAAACTAGGATGTATCAACCTTCTTCTGGACAGCAAATTGCAATGGGTGCTGGCACGGTAGCTGCTCCACTGCTTGTCGCTTCTATTTTTCCAGCAGCTCAAATTGCTTCAGAAGACCCACAATTACTTCAACAACTTACTTCCGAGCCTGTTGTTATGGATCAAACAGCAGCTCTTGAACAGCAAGTAATGCAACGCCAGATGATTAATAAATTAGGAGCCCAAGCCTTGTCACCTGGAACTAATTTCCAAATGGCCGGTATTGAATCAACTCTTACCAGAGGAATGCAAGCTCCTCCTGGTTTAGATCCTTATGGGTTAATGGGTTAATAAAGTGGACATCGGTTATCAAGCTAAACAGTTTGCTCGCGGCTTTAAAAAAGCTGATCTCATTCAACAACGAATGATTCGTGATGGGATTGGCTATGGTCAAAGCGTTTTAGATCCACGTTTTAAACAGCAAGTTGTAGCTAAAGGAATTAGTGCACGGGAAACACCTGCTCAATTCTTAGGTGCTTATACGTCACGCATGTTGATTGATGTGGCCAATGATGGTACACGCACTTACTGGTGGCGTTACAACCATCCTCTCGCAATTGCACAAAGAGGCATGGAGGTAGCTGGTGTTAATCAACGCACACTTGGCAGTCCTAGTTCTACAGCCGCTGTTTCTTTAGGTGTTGCATTACCAGCTATTGCGGTTGCTGGTACATACGACATAACAAATCCTGAACAACAATTTAGACCTAAAGGGTATGCTCAATCGTATGCTGAAGAAGGAGCTGAAGATCGCAGAGAAAGCACTCAGCCAGTTCAAGAAATGTTTGAACGTTTCTTTTTAGGAAGAACTGGCAAACCTTTAAAATATGAAACAGCAAAACAAGATATTCCAGATTTAACTCCTGAACGTTACGGTAATTATATGAATTATTTGTACAACGATAAAGGCTTATTAAATCTTGGTATTTTAAAAGGAACTACTGAAAATCTTGAGGGCAAGCCTGAAGTTCGTTTATTAGGTTTTCCAGCCTCTCTTCCAATGGCGGGTGGTTTTACTGCTGGCACTACTTCTGCGGTAATTACCAATCGTTTGTTAACTGATAAGATGGGTCCAAGACGAACTGGAAAAATTGCACTTGCTGGAACTGCAGGTTCTTTAGCGGGTATTGCTGTTGGTAATATGTTAAATGAAGCAATAGCTATGGCCAATCGGCCAAAATTACCAGAAGTAGAAACCTATCAGCAAGAAATGTAGGCTGATAAAATTAAAGTAACTAAAAAGGCTTAGTTTAAAAATGGCTTATATTGCTGGACCGCAAGGTGTCCAATTTGTACAGGATGATCCAAGCCGGATGCTCCCCCCTGGAGTACAGCAAATTCCTACGGATCAAAATGTACCCGGTGGAGCATTTCAAAATATGCTTAACCAACTAACTGCTGGACTTGGTGCTAATCGCCAACTTCTTGGTAAAGCAGCTAGGTACGGTCCAGGTGCAGAACGTACCGTTAGAGAAATTGGAGAAGGAGATGTTCTCGGCGCTGTCGGTTCTCTTGGTGGTATGTATGCTACAGGACAAGCAGCCAAAATGTTGGGTGCAAAAATCCCCGCTACCACTCTTCCCGGTATGATTGCTAAAGGCGCCCTGTACGCAGGCGGAAGCCTTCTTGGCAGCAATGTAGGTGCAACCTTGGCCGGTGGACTTGGTCAGATGCTTGGTGGAGCTGCACAAGCCGCTGGGGGCGCCGTTCAGTCTGCTACTGGAGCAATTGCTAGTCAACGAAGAGAAGAAGGTAAATCTGGTGTAACAGGTGGTGGTGTTGGTTATTCGGATGCTGATGTTGCACGTCTTGCTGAACTTAATGAAATCATGCGTGTAGGCGGCGTTAAAACTGCTCAACAAATGCTTCCTCTTTATCAGCAATATCGAGGAGTTGATACTCAAAACCAAATGCAACTCAATCAACAATTAGGTCAATTAACAGGTGCTTTAAACCGTCAAAAATACATGGCTGAACTTGCGTCTGGTGCACAAGCAGAAACGGGTGCCACTACTCGTACCATGATGACTGCTCCTAATCCGTATGCTTCTTCTGCATTTCAGTACAGGGGTTAATTATGGCATTTCAACAAGCAGGTAAATATGCAGATTTTCTAGATCCAGATTTAATTAAATTTGGACAACAAGGCTCAGCTTCTTTTGGAACAGCGTCTAAACCTCAAACTGAAATGGGGGAGCTTCTTTCTTTTTGGAAAGAAATGAATTCACCTGAAGCGCGAAAACAAGCTTTAGCAGATAAACTCCAATTCGATAAAGAACAAATGCGTGCGGCCTATCCGTACTTACTTGCTCGTGAGTTTCCCGGTCAAGTTGCTCGTGCAGTTAATCCAATGGCTGACCCAACTACTGCAGCAATTGTTTTATCTTCTTTTCAAAGAGGTCAAGAAGGTATTGAAAATATTGTCCGAGGAATTCCTCAATTAAGTCAATCAGGTTCTCAAATTGGTTTTGTTCCAAGTGGACGTTACTTTAGAGAATCACAAGGTTAAAATAAATGTATGACATTTTAGATGAAAATCAGTATTCCTGGATTTCACCTAAATCTTCTGCGAAGAGTAAAGAAATGGCATTTGATTGGGGTCCAGTAGCAGGTGCAGGCTTAGGAGGCGTGTTTAGCCTGTTTGGATCTATTGGGCAAAGAGAAGCGCAAAACAACGCATTCAGGATGCAAAACCTGATGCAAAATGCGGCTATTGAAGAGGCTCGTAACGCTCGTTATGGTGATCTTGCCAATCAAATGGCTGGTCGTGTTGCTTCTTTATCTTGGGGCCCCGAACTTGATTTAGCCCGTCAATTTGAAGCACGTAAATTTCAACTTGGTCCAGAAGTTGAAAAAATGCAAGCAGCTCGTAAATTACAATATGAATCAGATCGTGCCTTTGCAATGGATCCTAGAAGTCGTCAGTTAGCTGCTCAAGAACGTAGGGGTAGAATGGAAGAAGAAGCATTTAAAAATATGCTACCAGGAACGGCTGCGTTTGGTCCGACAGCACCATTTGCTGGCTTAGCTGGTAAGTACGGTATTTTTGGATTTACAGGAGGTAAATAAAAATGGGAGGAGGAGGTCCTAGTTATACGCCGCCACCGCAAGATGATACGTTTAAAAATTATCTTGCGTATCAAAAAGAACGCGAGCTTATTGCAGAAGAAAAAGCTAACAAAGCTGAACAAGAACGGAAAGCAGAAGCTGCTGCACGTAAAGCGTCTGGTGCTGCTTCTTATGGCGGACTCAAACAAACTACTCAACAACAGCTTGCTCAGGGTTTAATTGGTTACGAAAGCGCACAACAGCAGTTGCGTGATTATGCAGCACGATATGACCTGGCACCACCCGAAGCTGATATTCAAGAGCTGACTCAACAGTACACAGCAGCTCTTCCTGGTAAGCGAGAAGCAGGAATTAAAGCCTCTTACGAAGAGTTGTTAGGTCGTCAAGCAACTTCTGAAGAACTAACCAAAGCTCAAGAACGATTTGGACAGGGTTACTACGGTACGATGGAAGATTTTAAGTCTTCTCTTACCAAAAGTTCTGAGTATCAAGATAAATTTAATCAAGATTACTTAAGTAATTATTACGATACTCAATTCGGAAAACAGACGCTTACCGCAGAAGGTAAAAAATCTGGTAAACGTACTTTTAAATTTGATTCATCACTCCTTCCTCAATACGGTGGAGATCTTCAAGCCCGCGCCAAAATTGTTACTCCCGACTTTGGTAAAGAATTTGAGGGCACTCCGGCAGAGCTGGAAGCACAACAGCAAAACATTCGTGATACCAGACAGTATCTTTACAGTGCAGGTCTTACCAATCTTCAAGGAGAAATTGACAAGGAGACCCAGAAACTTAAAAATGAAGGCACTAAAGCTGTTGCAAAGATTTCTGCAGAAGGCAGCGTTTATTCAAATCTTGTTTCAGGGTTCTGGTCTTAAATTCATATTGTTATAATTAATCAAGAGTCAATACTTAATCTAGATGACTAGCTCTGTTCCTACCGGCCAAGGTACCGGAGACGACTACTTTGATATTAATAAGTTTGAAGAGCTGCTTGCTCGTCTTGAAGCTTCAAAAGGTCGTCAACAGCGTCAAAAATCTCTTGAAGGTCGCCGCGATATTTATGCCGGTGGTCTTGCCAGTATGATGTCTAACTTCTGATGCAAACACCAATTCAAGAAGATCAAACTCCCGCTCAAGAGTTTAATCTTGACAGCTATCGAAATCTTCTTGAGCGTTTAGAAGCATCTAAACGTGATCAACAACGGCTGGATAAAAAACTTCCTGATTCTTCCCAACAGTAAACTGTATAATTCGCTATTATGACTAGCAGTGTTCCCGCTGGACAAACCGATGTTGATGACTGGTTTGATCTAGACAAATATCGTCAGGCGGCTGGTGTCGCCTACGAATTTTCCAAAAAGAAAATGGAGACTGCTGGTGAACAAGAGCGAGAAACTATCGGTAAGGGTGCAGAAGAACAAAGAGGTTCTGCTGAACAGTCCCAGCGATTTAAACAAGAAGACGAAGCTCGAGACTACGGCCAGTCTCAACGAGCATATCGATATTAAAGTTTTTGACCACTGGTTAGATAATTTAGATTCTCCGACCAGAGAAAGTTTTGTTGCGTTTGCTGAAAGTAATAATTCAGTAATTGAAATTTATCTTTATTCTCGATTCCTTGGTTACAACGGTTCAATTACCAGTTGTGACCTTTGGATTGCTAAACATTATTCAAAACCAGATCACAGAAGCGTTCTTCTTTCTGAGATCATGGAGATGCAAGAAGATATTCGTAAACTTAGAGAAGACATTGAAAATTTTGCTGTGAAACGTGATTCTGGTGTTGCGCGTATTGCTGGCATGCAAAAAGAATTACGCGGCACTATTGCACAGGTAGAGAACTACACAGCTAATAAAGATCGCAAAGGTTTGTTGATGGCTGGTGCTGACCAAGCCATTCGTGAGTTGTTAATGATTTTTAAAGATGATCCGATTGAAGGACCCCTGCAAGAAGCATCAATGTCAGTATGGGCTAAAATGCAATTAAGTGAATAGTAGTAATGCAGCAATTACCAAACTATCAACATCCTCTTCCTGAGTCACAGTTGCGGACTGGTATTACTTTTGGACCAGGGAGGACCACTCGTTTACCAGAGAAAGGTACACGTGAGTATCAAGAGCTTGTCAACCGTATCCGTGATAACGCAGCACAAAATCAATGAGTAAGATGCCACCAGAACTTCTTGAGCACTTCAAGAAGAAAGAAGCAAAGAAAGAAGACGGTACTGAGATGAATGATAAGGAGAAGCGTAAAGCTGCCCTGGATAAAGCTCGTAAATATCAAGAACAAAAACGCGATAAAAAAGAAAAATAGACTAGTATCAAGTTAATTACTGGTCTTTTCTGTGCCCGCATATCTTCATCAAGCTTATCGACGTAACGCCCAGGCTGCTGCAAAAAATCACCGGGTTCGCAAGAAAGATAATGAAGATCTCCTGGAACTGGCACGAGAAGACTTTGGTTATTTTTGTGATTACGTAGCAGATAAACCACCTGCTAAACATCATCAAGATTGGCACCGGCAATTAGTTACCAACCAAGACAGCTCTTGCCTGCTGAAAATTGCTGGTCCAAATATTGATCTGTTAGCTCCACGGGGATCGGCCAAGAGTACGGTTGCAGGTTTGTTTGCAGCATGGGCTATTGGCGTGCACACTGCAGCCAAACGCCCTTTACAGATTCTTTATCTTTCTTATACAGTTGATATTGCTCGTTCTAAGTCAGCAACAATTAAACGACTTATTGAAAGCAAAAGATATCAAGATGTTTTTCCAACAGTAAAACTTCTTAAGAACGTTACAAGTAATGAGTACTGGTCTATTGACCATCGTTTTGCTGGTATTGATATTGCTGGTGAAGAACAGTTCACACTCTGTGCTGCTGGCCTAAAAGGTTCAGTGACTTCCAAGCGCAGTCAATTAGTAATCATTGATGACGCTATTAAAAGCTCATCAGATATTGCCAACCCTGACATCCGAAAGATGATGCAGGATAACTGGAATGCTGTGATCGCACCAACGATGTTTGAAGGTGGACGCGCCATCTGCCTTGGTACCAGATTCAGGCATGATGATATTCATGCAACTACTTTCAATGAACAAAACAACTGGATGCAGATTGTTCTTTCTGCAATTCAAAACAATGAAATAAGTGGAGAAGAAGAATCTTATTGGCCAGAGATGTGGTCATTGGATTACTTAAAGGAGAAAAAACGGCAAGCACCAATTGCTTTTTCTTTCCAGTACATGAATCAAATCGTCAGGCAGAACGAACTATCGTTGGCTCCTGAACTATTGGTTAAAGCAGAGATTGCTACTGAGTTTGATTCACTGGCTGTTGGGGTTGACCTCTCCGCTGGTACAAAAGAAAAAAATGATTACACTGTTTTTGTTCTTGGCGGAAAACT